ACTGGTGTTATGACTGTTTCTGCAACAGCAGGAGGAGCAGCAGTAACAGCTTCAGCATCTCCTACTTTCGTTGCTGGAACATTTGCAAGCATTACGTTTACAGCACCATTAGTGGTTGGATCTGTAAGAGAATGGAGTTTTGAAATAACCAGAGCAGAAATTGACGTAACAAGTATTGGTCAGACTGTTACTCAAACTGCACCATTTAGAACTTTCATCTCAGGTTTTGCTGATGGTAGTGGTTCTGCCAGTGTTTATTCAACAGATGATGACACACTGCTTTCAAGTAGAATGGTTGAAGACGTTATCCAACGCCAGCAAGCTGGTGCAAAGGTAAGATTGTACATTGATCGTCAGATGAGTGGTGCTAACGTAGATCAAACCGCAAGTAGATCAATCTTGGCAGATATTATTCTTACTTCTGCAAGTTTCAACGTAAACCCAGATGACGGACAGGTTGTAGAGATAGCCTTCAGACCAAGTGCTGCTCCAACATTCGATTTATCTAAGACTGCCTAGTTAAATTAGCATAAGTTAACGAACCTCAGTTTATCTGGGGTTTTTTCATGTTTTGCATTAGAATATCAATATATTGATTTTATTTTATGGCAAGCAATCTATCAGCATTGGATCGTTTAAGAAAAGCTGCAAATCTTGAACCAAAAAAGAAAGAAGTTGAATTATCTGATGGTTCTATTTTTGAGATGTATGTAACTCCATTAACTATGGCAGAACGTGATAGAGCACAAAGGTTATCTAGAGATGATAATAATAATTTTGCTTTACAGTTATTAATGACAAAAGCATTAGATGAAACTGGTAGAAGACTTTTCAATGCAGGAGAAATTGATGTCTTGAAAAATGAAGTTAAAGACAGTGATTTGCAAAAATTAATGCTTGCAGTTATTACAGAAGAAGAGGAAGTAATCGACCCAAAAGACTAGCTGCTGAACTAAAAAAAGATAATTTAATGATGTTGCAATTTGGTGTTGCAAAAGAATTAGGAAAGACTTTAAGAGAAATTAGAGATATGACTTTAGATGAACTAATAGGATGGAGTTCATATTTTGAAGTTATTAATGAAGAGCAAGAAAAAGAATTTGAAAAAGCAAAACGAAGGAGATAAGCTAGAATAAAGTAACCTTTTATTGTTTAGTCGTGGCAACTAGAGCAGATATAGAGATTAATGTAAAAGGTTTAAAGAAGGTACAGGAGTTATCAAAACTTTTAGATAAAGTTAGCGGAAAAGTAAATCAATTAAATCAAGGAGGTAAAAGTAATAAGTTAGACAAAGAATCCGTAAAACTTCAAGAAGATAAACGAGCTTCGATGATTCGTGTTCGTAATATTGGAGACAAGATAGCTATTGCAAAAGAAAGAGGACTTAAAGTAGATAAAGCTAGTAGAGCGTTAGATAAAGCAGCGTTATTAAATGATAAAGGTCAATTTACATTAGCAAAAGCAAAAGCAAAAGCAGCTAATGAATTATTAAAAACAGAAATAGCTCTTTCTAAAGAAGATGCGAAACAACTACGTTTTGCAAAACTTCTAGCTGCAATAAGAGGTTCAGGAGCAGGGGGTGGTTTTAGAGGAGGAGGAGCAAGAGGTGGAGGAGGTTTTGGTGCTGCAATATCTAGTGCAGCAGTTAGTGGTGCTTTTCCTTTATTGTTTGGGCAAGGGCCAGCAGCAGCCGCAGGAGGTTTTGCTGGAGGATTAGTAGGTTCTGCACTTGGCCCGATGGGAGGATTCGCTGGAGGATTAGTTGGAACAACAGTTGTTACAACTTTTCAAGAGCAAGTATTAGGTTTAGCTAACGCATTAGATCCCTTAAATGCTGATATAGATGCAGCTATGGAAAAGTTGGGAGGTCTAAGTTCAGCTAGAAAAGAAGAAATTAAAATAATCGAACAGTTTAGAGGAAAGCAAGCTGCTTTAAAAGAAATCACACAAGATATTGCAGATGTTGTTGGAGATGAAGGGGTTGAAGCATTTAGAAGACTTAGTGAATCGGCAGCACTATTTACTAAAAGCTTCTCTGATGCTGCATTAAAAATAAAAGCTAAAGCTGCTGAAATAGCAAATAATATTAAGGAAGCACTTGATCCTGGAGGAACAGATTTAGATATAGCTCAAGCAGGGTTAGAATCTATTGGTGATAAAGATATAGACAGATTAATTCTGGCATTAAATAGCTTAGAAAAAGAAATTGCTACAAGTAAAGTTAAAAGTAATTTTGGTGGTGGATTTTCTCCTGGGAATGTTCCTGGCACTAAAGATTTTGTGGCAGAACAAAATAAAGCATTTTTAGAGCAAGAAAAAAAAGTTCAGCAAAATCAAATTCGTCTTCAGGCTGCATCTAAGTCTGGAGAAATCATTGACAAAAAAGCTGGTGCTGAACTTAGAAAGAAACAACTTGCTACATCCCTAGAACTTGAAGATCAAAAAAGGTTAAATAAGATTAGGACAGAAGGTAGATTTGTACTTTCAAAAGGATTAGGTGAAGAATTGTTAGCTTTAGAGAAGGCAAATGACCTAAGAGTAAATGCACTAAATACTGACAAAGAAAGAGCATCAAAGATTATTGAAGATTTAAAAAAGAAAAAAGAACTTACAACTGAAGAATCTATGCAATTTACGATTGAAAATTTAAAGTTAATAAGTGCAGATGAAAGATTAAAACTTAATGAAAAAAACTTTGAAGTTGCAAAAGATCTTACGATTGAAGCTAGAAAATTACAAAATGCTGCAAATGAATCTGTTGATGCTTTTGAAAGAATGGCAACGACAATTCAAAATGATATAAAAAATGGAATTAAAGGTCTTATCAGAGGAACATCAACTCTCGGTGATTTGTTAAATAATGTCGCAGATAGATTTTTAGATATGGGACTCAATGCTTTGTTATTCGGAAATGTAGGAGGAAAAACTGTAACAAGTGGTTTGTTTGGTTTACTTGGTTTTGCAAATGGAGGTAAACCACCAGTAGGTAAACCTTCAATAGTAGGAGAAAAAGGCCCTGAATTATTCGTACCAAGGACTTCGGGAACTGTTGTTCCTAATAACAAGCTAGGTGGAGGAGGCACTACAAACATCAGTGTAAATGTAGATGCTTCTGGATCGTCTGTTCAAGGTGACGAACAACAAAGTAAAGAACTTGGCAGGGCTATCTCAGCAGCGATACAATCGGAATTATTAAAACAAAGAAGACCAGGAGGTTTATTAAGATAATGGCTACTTTTCCTGACTATAATCCTGTTTTTTCTGCAAATAAAACTGATATTACCAATACTAGAACAGTTCGATTTGGTGATGGCTACCAACAAAGATTTACTTTCGGTCTAAATCAAAAAGCAAAACAATGGAGTCTTACATTTAATGTTGATGATGAAGATGCTACTGAAATTGAAACATTTTTAGAGGCAAGGAAAGTTGATGGTGCATCTTTTGATTGGTCTCCTCCAGATTCATCTACTACTTTTAAATGGATATGCCCTTCATTTACTAAAGAAATATTTGAATTTAATAGAAATAGAATAAATGCAACATTTACACAAGTATTTGAACCCTAATGGCAAATCCTGTATCTGAAACCCAATCAATAAATCCTGGGTCAGTTATTGAATTATTTGAGTTAACAACAGATGCAGCTTTGCACGGATCTGCCACTACATATAGATTTCATGCTGGTACGAATGAAGTTAATAATGGAAACATTATTTGGGATGGAAATACTTATATTGCAATACCAATGGAAGCTGATGGTTTTAAATATGCGAATGGTCAGTTACCTAGACCTACGTTAACAATTAGTAACGCTACTAATGTGATTACAGCAATCTTATTAAACGTAAACCAAGTAACCCCAGGAAATGATCTTACTGGTGCAATAGTAAAAAGAAGAACTACTTTAGCTAGGTTTTTAGATGCTGCGAATTTTGATCCTGTGGCTTCAACAACTACAACAACTTCGACTATTGCAGATCCATCTGACGTAGAGACTGTTACATATACTGTCACAGTAGTAAATGTTGGTGGTTCTAATTACTTTGCTATCAATGGTGTTACTAATCCTGTTCTTACAATGAAGCGTGGATCAACTTATATTTTTAATCAATCTCACAGTTCTAATGTCGGACATCCTTTAAGAATAAAATCCGATGCTGGAGGACAGCAGACAACAACTAATGCTGGAACGCTTGGAACAGATGCGACTGTAA